TCCGGCTGCTGACTGTGGCTGAACGCCCGGATGCGCCGGTTGCTGCCTGGTCCCAAGTCAAGCAGTTCGCCGAGTCCCTGGGCCTGTCTGTGGCTGGGATGCAGCGCAACAAGTGGACCATCACCCCGACCGAGGATGAAGGCAGCACCCACGCTACTGAGGTGGCCCCTGTGCTGACTTTGGCGGACAAGCTACGGGCCATGGGCGATGACTAGCCCGGACATGCCACTAGGTGTTGCGTTCTTCTGGGTACAGCAACATGCCGTGATCCCAGATGGGTTCCGACAGGGTGAGCGGTTCAACTTCCTGCCCTGGCAGCGCAAGGTGTTTCGCCACTTTTACACAGTGCGTGCTGATGCGCAGGTTGGGCAGAAGTCAACGGCCTTTGTTCACCGGCGTGCCCAGGTGATCATGTCGCAGAAGAGTGGTAAGGGGCCGTTCGCTGCTGCTGTTGTTCTGGTCGAAGCTGCAGGGCCCACGGTCTTTGATGGCTTCGCCCAGGGTGGCGAGATCTACCGGTGTAGTGAACATGGCTGTCCCTGCGGGTGGGAGTACCCGTACGACCCCAGCGAGCCCATGGCCGTTCCCCAACCCACTCCGCTGATCCAACTTCTAGCCACGTCGGAAGACCAGGTAGCGAACGTCTACCGGCCGCTAAAGGCCATGATCAAGCACGGTCACTGTGGTGCTTTGATGAGCGTCCGTGAGGGGTTCGTCAGAGTCGGCGATGAGGGGCGCATTGACGTCGTCACGTCCTCGGCACAGTCACGCCTAGGTAACCCCATCACCTTCGCCATTCAGGACGAGACAGGCACGTACACAGCGACGAACAAAATGATCAAGGTTGCTGAGACGATGCGCCGTGGTCTCGCTGGTATGTCCGGTCGCTCGATGGAGACAACGAACGCGTATGACCCCTCCGAGGAGTCGACCGCGAAGCGTACCCATGAGAGCAGCGCTGAGGACGTATACCGGTACTTCCCGCAGGCACCACCGAACCTGAGCTACCGCAACAAGGTGGAGCGGCGCCGGATCCACAAGGCGGTGTACGGGGACTGTCCGCACATCGACCTAGACGCGATCGAAGCCGAGGCATCAGAGCTAGCCGAGACCGACCCTGCGCAAGCAGAGCGGTTCTTCGGTAACCGGATCGTCGCCGGTGCCGGTGCGTGGATCGAGCACAACCTGTGGGAGGCCCGAGCCAATGGCGCCCGCACGGTTGCTGACCGCACGCCGATCGTCCTCGGGTTCGATGGCTCGGACGTGGATGACTGGACAGCCTTTCGCGCTGAGACCCTGGACGGGTTCCAGTTCACCCCAACGTTTGGGCCCAACCGCCTGCCGACGATTTGGAATCCGGCCGACTACGGGGGTCAGGTTCCACGGCTGGAAGTCAGCGCAGCACTCGACGAGATCATGAAGCGCTATGACGTCAAGCTCCTGTACGCCGACCCGCCTTACTGGGATTCGGAAGTAGATCAGTGGGCAGCGCAGTACGGCGACCGCGTGGTTATCAGTTGGTACACCCGCCGGGTGGTCCAGATGCATGCCGCTGCTGAGCGCCTGAAGACAGACATAGCCAAGGCTGACACCACGTTCAGCCACGATGGTTGCCCGATCACGTCCGGCCACATGCGGAATGCCCGCTCAATGGCTCGACCGCAGGGCCGCTACGTACTGGCCAAGTCAGCGCAAGACCAAAAGATCGACGTAGCCGTTACATCGATCCTCACGCACGAAGCCGCTATGGACGCTATCGCCGCTGGTATGGCTGCTCCTAAGCGCAAGTCCTATTACTACGGAGCCTAGCCGCGCAATGCGGGGAGGACACACACTCACCCCCGCAATGGAGGCTACCTGCAATGGCAACTGAGGCTGAAGCCCTGCGACTCATCGGGCTACTAGAAGATGAGCTACGCACCCGCCGAACGGAGATCGACCGGAACGAGCGCTACTACCGTGGTAAGCAGCCGCTGAGGTTCGCCTCAGATGAGTTCAAGAAGTACCACGGGCAGCGCTACCAGGGCTTTGCAGACAACTGGGTGCAGGTCGTTGCTGACGCCCCGGTTGAGCGCCTCACGGTGACGGGTGTCATGCCCACCGGTGCCACGCAGGCCGACCCTGAACTGTGGCGTGTCTGGCAGGAGAACGGCCTAGACGCTGACTCGCAGCTTGGCTTCCTGGGGGCCGTGAACTCCGGGCGTGCGTTCGTGCTCGTCTGGGGTGACCCGGAAGACCCGGAGACGCCACAGGTCACCTTCGAGGATGCCTCGCAGTGCATCGTGGCGTATGAGCCTGGCTCGCGTCGCAACCGCATTGCCGCACTCAAGCGCTGGGAGGATGGCGGCGACGACTACGCGACGCTGTATCTCGCTGATGAGGTCTGGAAGTTCAAGCGTGCCCGCAGTGGTCAGGCTCAGAAGTCGACCGGCCTACAGGATGTCGACGATGAGCTAAAGAAGTGGGAACTACGCGACTCGGGCGAGGAGCCGAACCCACAGCCCAACCCGCTGGGCGTTGTCCCGATGGTGGAGCTGCTCAACCGGCCTACCCTGGTTGGCGAGCCTGTCTCGGACATCAGCGGCGTGATCGCGATTCAGGATGCGGTCAACCTCCTGTGGGCGCAGCTATTCACCACGTCTGACTATGCGTCGTTCCCGACCCGCATCGTCCTTGGCGCTGAACGCCCCGTAGTCCCCGTGCTCGACGCGTCCGGCACCATCGTTGGTGAACGACCCGTCGACATGGAGAAGTTTGCGGTTGACCGAGTTCAGTTCTTCACGGGCGACAACGTCCGCACCGAGGAATGGTCAGCAGCCAACCTCAACGCCTACGCGGAGATCATTGAAACGGCCGTCGGCCACATCGCTGCTCAGACCCGTACGCCTGCCCATTACCTAATCGGCAAGATGGCGAACCTGTCCGGCGATGCGCTGATCGCCGCTGAGACTGGCCTAGTCAAGCGCGTTGATGAGAAGCAGCTTTGGTTCGGCCAGGCACTCCGCGAAGTGTTCCGCCTGATCGCGCTTGCGCAGGGGGATGAGGTCAAGGCCGAGGCAATCTCGGGTGGCCGGGTTCTCTGGGCTGATGCTCAGTCCCGCTCGCAGGCGCAGCTAACTGACGCGCTGCTCAAGCTCAAGACTCTCGGGTTCCCCTTCGAATTCCTCGCGCTTCAGTACGGCCTCACGCCGACCGAAGTGGTTGACCTTATGGCCATGCGTGAGAAGGAATCGATGGCTGATCCGATGGGCGCATTCACACAGATGCTGTCCAAGGATCCGGCACAGGGAGCAATAACCGATGGCAACCAGCCTCAGGGCGAACCAACACCAGTTGGAGCGTGAGGGACTAGCAAACGCCACAGCGCGGGCAGTACTCGCCGAGTGGTCAAAGGTCAACCCGGACGCCGTGGCGAACAGTTGGGTAAGCCTCCTGCCGCGCGTCACGGCCATGGTGCAGGCCGGGCAGCTCCACGCCGCTGAAGGAACGCACACCTTCATGCGTGAACTGCTCGGCCCTAACGCAGTGCTCGACGCTCCGGAGATTGAACCGGCGCAGTTCGCCAGCACCACCCCGGACGGCCGGAACCTTATGGGTGTCCTGGCTCGCTCCATTCCCACCGTGCTGTCATTCCTCGGCCAGGGGGAGAGCCTCGCATCATCAATGCTGCGGGGTGCCACCTTCCTAGACTTCGTCGTTCGCACGGTGGTCGCTGATACCGGCAGGCAGGCAGACCAGGCCGCCATGGTCGCCAACCGGAAGGTGACGTCATACATCCGCGTTGTAGAGGGTGGTTCGTGTTCCCGGTGCCTCATCCTGGCCGGGCGTGAGTACGGCGTCTCTAGCGGGTTCCTGCGGCATCCTCGCTGCCATTGCACGATGGAGCCAGTCACCCGCGAGCACACGCCTAAGCCTGCGTCACCCAAGACGCTCTTTGACCGCTTGTCCGCCACACAACAGCGCAAGGCTTTTGGTGAGGCTGGGGCAAAGGCGATCAACGATGGCGCCGACATGAGCGACGTAGTCAATGCCCGCAAGGCCATGGACTCGGTCGAGATGTTCGGCAAGAAAGTCCAAGTCACCTACGTGAACACAGGTAGTCGGCGCAGGAAGCAACCTCCCCGCCTCACGCCTGAAGAGATCTACAAGCAGTCAGACGGCGATCGAGACCACGCCATTCGGCTGCTTCACAAGAACGGCTATCTCCGATGACGCAACGTCCGGAGCACCTACGAATTTTCGTACGCGCGCAACGCGCCGAGAGGAACACGCATGCCCGAGATTGAGAACGCAACGGATGAGATCACTACCACTGATGAAGCGACCACGGCGGTTGACGCTGAGGGTGCGCAGGTCAGTGGTGGAGAGTCTGATCCGGATGGCGCCGACCAGCTAGGCGACGCTGGTAAGAAGGCGCTTGACTCCATGAAGGGCAAGTGGCGCGACGAGCGTACGAAGCGGCAGGAGCTAGAGCGGCGCATCGCTGAGCTAGAGACTGCACCCAAGGGAGAGACCGAGACTCCTGATGCGGATTCGATCCGTGCTCAGGCAGCGCGAGAGGCCAATGAGAAGGCCAACGCGCGAATCCTCCGATCGGAAGTCAAGGCAGCTGCCGCAGGCAAGTTCGCCGACCCGGCCGATGTCCCGCTGTTCCTAGACCTCACCAAGTTTGAGGTTGACGAGAACGGCGATGTGGACGCGGACGAGATCAACGACGCGATCGAGGAACTACTAACCAGGAAGCCGCATCTAGCCGCAACGGCACGGCCACGCTTCCAGGGAACCGGCGACGGTGGAGCAGCGCGCAAGGCGTCTGGCCCTACTCAGCTAACCCGTGAGGAACTGGACAAGATGAGCCCCGAGGCGATCGTCAAGGCGAAGCGCGAGGGTCGACTGTCCAACCTCCTATCTGGCAAGTAGCCAACCCCTATGCGCTGGTCTATCTGACCGGTCATAACCCACTCAGAAAAGGACTCCAAGCATGGCCGTTACCTCTTTCATTCCCGCTATCTGGAATGCGCAGCTACTCACCGACTTCCGACAGCAGGCTGTCGCTGCCTCCCTCACGAACCGTGAGTACGAGGGCAACGCCTCGGCCGGTAACGTCGTCAAGATCAACACCGCTACCGCCATCTCGATCACGGACTACAAGGCTGCGTCTCGCGTCACGTCCGCCTCGGCTGTCTCGACCACGTCTCAGGACCTGCTCATCGACCAGGAGAAGTCTTTCGACTTCTACGTTGACGACATCGACAAGGCGCAGGTTGCTGGCTCGATGGATGCCTACACCCGTTCCGCTGGTGAGGGTCTCGCCGAGGACGCAGACAAGTTCATCCTATCGACGGCGCTTACCGGTGCCGGTACCGCGCTGACCGCCTCGACCCTGGCCGACGGTAACGCCGCGTTCGACCTAATCCGCTCGGTCCGCAAGACCATGCAGAAGAACAAGGTGCCGGGTGGTAACCGGGTGCTGGTCGTCAACGCCGAGTTCGAAGCGCTGCTGCTTAGCGCTGCGTCCAAGCTGACCAACGTTGACGTGTCCGGTGACACTCAGGGTCTACGCGAGGCTGCGCTAGGTCGACTGCTCGGGTT